GCCACTAGTTAAAGTAGCAATAGAAGCTACATCAGCATTAGCATAAGTAGAAACACCTGCACTTCCACTAATTACTTTAGTAACCAATAATGTTTGACCACCATTGTTAAAATAATCTTTAGCTGCTAATGAAGTTAAATATTCGTAGTAATAACTACCACTTTTAAAAGTTTCACCAAACTTGGATATGAACTCGCTATACGAGGTAACATAAGTTGGAACTAATGGTTGGCCTAATACTGTAGGACCAACGATTGCTGTTGATGTCCCTTGAATACCCCTTTGAACTAACGATTGGTCAGACTCATTTTGGAATACACCGGGAGATAGAATTTTTTCTGCCATTTTGTATAATTGTTTTTAAAAAATTTAATAGGATTGACCTATCGATAAATATCTGAAAACAGTTATAAACCGCAGACTACTATTGGGCAGGTGTTATTTCTCCAGTTTCTGGGTTAATAGCGCCATTTCCGTATTTGGTTTGGAGCGATGTTACTAGATCTGATTCTTGCTTTTCAATTGTAGCAAGATCATTTACTAATTCTACTTTAGTGCTTTGAAGTTTTTCGATTTGCTCATTCAAGGCAATACGTTGCGCTTCAGCTACACCAATTTCAAATATAGTTTGGTTGTATTTGGATTGGAGGTCTTTAATTGACTTTAATTCTTCGGGAGTTAATTGTGCCATAACATTAATTTATTTTATTTTTTCTTATTTGGAGATACGCGACCTTTTAATTTTTCTGATATTGCGCGTTTTGCTTCTTCTGATTTAGTTTTACCTTTATTTGGTGATACTCGGCCTTTATTTATGCTACTTATGAAAGCACCATACCATTCAGGCATTTTGCTGTGATTAGTATGTTTTATTCCTATTCGATTTTGACTAATTTTTTGTTTGGTCTCTTCAGAAAGTTTCATTCCTATTCTTGCTTTAGATAAATTTTGTTTATGTTTATCTGTTTTAGATTTACCCAACATTGATTTTGATATTTTATATCTAACATCATCTGTTTGATATTCAGGACCACTTCCGCCCTTTTTACGAATATTTACTACTTCAAAACCCCACTGCCTAAACTGTTCAATCCAGTATGTTTCTAAAGGTTCCCAATCATTATGATTTAATGAATTTATTTCATCAATATAAGTATATTTAATATGAGGTCCAAAATGTCTTTTATGAGCATTTTCTCTACTAACCTTAGTTTTCCCAATATAAACTTTATTGGTACCAGGTTCTATATTTTCAATTAAATATATTTTAGTTATTTCTTCCATTTGCTACCATGACAGGCTTCTTTACCTTTAGGTGAAAATACAAGTTTTGAAAGAGGACACCCACATAAACCACAATAATATATATTTAAAACATTATTATGTTTTTTATTAGGACATGAATCACAAACGTTAGCCCTATATTGGGCTATCGTTTGTTCTTCAGGGGTTGGATTAGCCGCAGTTGCCCACGACTTAAATATTTCGGATATTTTATTCACCTACTTGGACTAATTTGAAAAATGTAACATAGACACCGTCAGTTTCTACGTTTTCAAATTCTTCTAATTTGAATGGATGATATTCTAATTCGCGTTCTTCTTGAAGCAATGAATTAAAATCATTTTGAAATGAAACGAAATTAGGGTTTACTTCACGAGAAACTACTTCCTTGGTTTCATCATCAACTACTTCATTAATGTAGATAGGAATACTAATACTTCCATTTTCTTCTACACCGTACTTTTTAACGAGCTCTTCTCTAAGTTTATCGATTGATTCTTTTTCAGTTGCTATTTTTTTAACTAAATCAGTTAACCAATATTTTGTAGTTAATTTGATTTTTTCACTCAATAAACCTTTAGCTAGTACTTCACCAGTTTGTTGGTTAGTAACGCCGTTTAATTCAGCTTCAAGCTGATAAAATTCTTGTAACTTTAATGTAATGTTTCCCATATTATTATTTGCTCTTTTTTACTGGTGTCTTGCTAGCAGATGGTTTTGAAGCATCCATTTTAGCAACTGGTTTTGGTGCTTCTGCTTTTTTAGGTTTAGACACCTTTTTAACGATTTCTTCAACCTTTTCAACTACTTCTTTAACCGCTTCTACTTTATCTTCGATAGCGTCAGGAATGTTGTTGTTGTTTGCATCAGCAATTTTGCCTTTTTTCATAAGAATAAATGTAAGGACAGCTGAGGCTACTAATAATGCAATAATCAATGTTAACATAATTTATTTTATTTGGTTTATATATATAAATATACAGTAGAGTTTAAAGACAACCAAATTTATTTTATTCTGCAGGTGTTGGATTTAACCAAGGTGCCTGTTGAACTAATATTGGTGGATTGATTTGATTTTCAATTTGTTGTTCTAATGAAGCATACATTGCTTCAATACTGCCAGAAGCCATAGATGAAGTAACCCAACCATATACTATGTCTTTGGTTAATTCATTAAATGGAATAAATGTGGATCCAGATTCTAAAGCAGCAATAGTTTGAGTACCTATAGCAGAGGCACCATATGATCCTGTATTAGCATATAGTTGCCAGTGTACTAAAAATACTACATCTGTTTCTCCAGATGATGTTGGGTATGATTCTAATGGATTAAAATTCCAATTGTAAGTGATGTCTAGTGCCATTTTATTTATTTATAATAAATATTTAAAAATACTTATTTATTTTTTATCTTGTAAACCAAATCTAATCCATCTATACCATACACGTTCATGAATATAATATTGAATTGGTTTATATAGTAGTTCAGCAACGCCAAAAGCGGTACTTATTTTAACAGACCCCGATATAATCCATATAGTAATAAAACCAATAAGGCTACTAACAACGCGATAGCTAATAGTTTTAGCTATATGTCGTTTTTTACTTACATGCATAATCCTTCATTTCTATTTAAATTGATTCCAACTGCTCTATCAACTTCAGGTGCCTCTGGATCTTTATCATTAATGATATATCTTGTACCTCGCCCGATTCCCATTACTAGTTGGTGATATTTAATTCCAATTTTTTCTAGTTCTTGTTTTGTAAATAATTCAAGTTCTACAGGGCGGGCAGTTGTAATAACAACATGAGCACCATTATTATATTCGTTATTTACTTTATCAATAACGCTTTGTATAGGTGTAGGCGGTACTTCATTTATTTCAGTAAATTTTCTATACTTAATTAGTGTACCATCAATATCTACAAAGTAGGTAGGGTGCTTTATCATAATTTACCCTCTGCTTTCATTTGTTCACGAATTTTAGTTGCCGATATTTCAGCTACTTCTGCTGGTGGTATATGTTCTATAATATCATATCCAACTCCGCGTCCAAACTCAACACTGCATATGTCTGGGATGATGATGACTTTTAATGTACCTGCTTCTATTTCAGCTTGCATTTCATCAAAGATGTTATCCATTACTTGAAGAGGACTAAATGGATTCTTTTCATTAGTTTCTCCATCTCTAATAGCTACACAAACTTTACCACCTTCATTGATTACTTGTCTGAATAACTCTTTATGTCCAGTGTGAAGTGGTTGCCAACGTCCAATAAATAATGACCACTGACTGTCTTTACGCTCCATTGAGCTTTTAACATGTATTTTTTTATCCCACATATTCTTTAATTTGTTTTATACAATTTTCTTCATCTATCCATTCTGTGTTTAGATATAGAGCTTCATCGTCTGCTGGGTATTCAAAATCAGCTACGTGAAATTGTTCTCTACCCCTATCTAGTTCATAAGTTAAATAAATCCATTTAACATCAGGTACTAAACTATTTAAGTAGTTTCTTGTTTCTTGATATGGATAAACAAGAGATAAAACTATATTTCTGCCACTGTAGTGAAGGTAAGTAGCAATATCACTAGCTCTATTTAAGTTATTAATTCTACCTTGCCTGCTATAATCTTTGTTTTGAAACATAGTTCTTAGATGATCTCCATCTATGTAGTAGTCTGCTTCTAACTTATTAGCTAATGTTGTTTTACCTGAATGTGGTTGTCCGAATAGTACTGTTATCATTGTTTGTCTATTGATTTAAAAATATCATTAATATCAAACATTTCATTAGCATCCATATAAGGACATTCATGAGCAACACCGTCAAATGAATAATCAAATAAATATGAATCAATCATTTTAACATTACCTTTTGGTGGTTTTGCTACTACATTTGAATGTAAATCGTATCCAAAATTCTTAGGTGAAGTACCAATCCACAATACAGTTGATTTTAGATTCATTGCAGCTGCAGCATGTTGTAAACTTGAATCAATCAATACACGTTTATCTGACAGTACTAATGTACTAAATAATTCGTGATTAGTCATCGGTGCATTTACAAATTCAGTACCTGGGATAGCATGACCTGGGTCTCTACCTATTTGGATAATGTGGTATTTGTTGGAATATTTTTCAACAATTGCTTGAGCAATACCATAAGGCATATCTCGCGTCCAGGAATATAGTGTATTTTGTTGTAGTGGTCCTCCATTAGTATGGAGAATCATAGTTGGCCTATCACGTTTCCAATTAAATATGATATCTTTTTGTATCATATTTGGATATAAAATAGGTTGTTGTTTTTCATACTTAACATCTAACAAATCACACCAATTTTCAATCAAATGTTTTTTCTTTGTAATATGAGCTGATTGAAAATAGGGTTCATGTTTGAATATGATAGTATCTTTATCTTTAATATAATCATCATAGAAGTAAGATACCATTCCTACTCTATATACTCTGTGAATGTCAGGATGGTTTAAGAATACTTCAGGATAAGATACTACAAGTATTAATTTCCTGTCTTTGTATTTTTGTTTTACTGCTGAAATAAGAGATGTTGCTGCAATATTTTTTCCGAGTCCACCTTCAACATGCCAAACGACATATTTAGTGCTATTATTTGATTTGTCTTCCAAAACCGCTATTTTTTCTTCTTTTAATAAATCTGTTTCTGTTTTATAACCTACATTCATTTCATTTATATTTGGTATCCAAAATCATTAAAGAACCATTTGTAACTGTCCTCCAATATACGACAGGCATTTGGCCCTAACACCTCATAAAAATCATTTTTTACGGGTTTTAGTTTTCCTCTAATCATATGGTCACCGAATATACCATACCACTTATCATCTTCTTTTGTGTATTGTGGTATGTTATCAAAATCGTGTTTGTAATAAGGTAATTCTAAATACTCATAAATGCGACGCATTTGAGCATCAGGATCTATACATAACTCCTCAAATTTAATAAATAAAATATGTTGATGTATACCTTGAACTAAAATTTGGTATAATCTATCCATTGCAGGACCAATAGGAGGATTTGCAGACCATACTTGCATTCTTTTATCTGTAGTTGTGCCTGTTAAATTTCCCCAATTCGCAATGTGGTGATCTGTAAGTGGATTTTGTCTGTATTTTTTCTCTAAAGATGAATAAATTGCTCTAACGTCCCTAATCATGCATATGATTTTGGGTTTAGAATCAAAAGCATTGATAAATTCATACTCTGATCCCCAACCTCTGCATTTATCAACAACATAAGGTCTGTCAGTTAAATTTTCATAGAAACCATACAAACCGTTTTTTAAAAACGATTTAAAACCAGTTTCCATTTCAGATGTGTCTTGTGCTTTAAACTCTAATCCATCTGTGTAGATAGTTCTACAAGCAGACAACATTTCATACAACCCCGAAGTTGGGGTCGTATGAATTGTTGGATTTTGTCCTAATATATTTTGAATTAACGTAGAACCTGCACGCGGCAGTGAACTATTATAAAATACCTTCTTTATGGCCATAACTAAATTTTACAAAACTAATTAAATAAGGAATGGATCTCTTAGAATCCCATTCCATTAGTACTTCCAGATACAACAGTAATAACTGAAGTACCTTGTTCATCTGCAATAGCATCTAAGATAACAGAATCATCTTCTCCCCAAGTAGTAATGGTACTTCCTGAAAGTACTACATTGTCTTGATGTACTACATTGAACTTAACTACGCTACCGCTTTCAAATTCGCAGTTACCATATGATACGCGAAAGTTAACTTGATTAGCACCAAGAGCATAATTGTTTGCCACCGCTGTTATATATGAACCGGTGATAAATTCTGGAGATGGGTTAAACAAGGAATTTTGTGTGGCGATACTAAGTACTGGGCTGATTTTACCGAAAATCATGTTATTTATTTTTTGTTATGTTAATATATATTTTTATTGCGCTAATAAATATTTAAAATCTTTTAAAAATGATATCTATTTGGAAGATAAGTTTATTATACAAATGTGGAAATTGGTGATATTCTACAATATCTAACATATAGAACCCATATTCCTTCATTTTATCTATAATTTTATCTATTAAAGGAGCTCCTTGATTATATTCAACCAATGACACCTCAATCAATACATGCTCTGTATTTTTAATAGTTTTTTTACCGCCGTTTAATATATCTAATTCAGCACCCTGTACATCTAATTTAATAAAATCAATAGGGACTCCATCGAAACAATTATAACTATCTAATGTTTTAGTTGGTACAGTTATGGTTTCATATTTACCTTCTCCATACCAATCTGTATTTTCTTTATATAAGGAAGCACCTGTTGCTACTGGGTTTATTTTTTCAATATATAGATCAGCATAGCCTTCTTTATCAGATAATGCTACTATTTCATATGGTTTTCCTAATAATCGTAAATAAGGTTCGCAATTAGGATTGGCTTCAACCATTATAGTCCTACATTCTGGGTATCTGTAGCTGAGTTGTTTGGTGAAGTTTCCGATGTTTGCTCCGATGTCGATTGCGCGTTTTGGATTAATATACTTAAAAAGTTTGTCCATTCATTTATTCTTTGATCCCAACTCCATCTTGGAGCATATACTTGTTTTTGTAATTCTAAATGTGAATCTAATTCACCATTCCTTATTTTACTAATTTCTTCATCCAATATATCAGCAAATCTTTTAGCGTGTAGTTTTTTACTTGCTAAATAAGGATACATACGAGCCCACCCCTCTGTTGTTTCAGGTAGAGCACCTAAATTAGATGTTACTACTCTTAATCCTGCAGATAATGCCTCTATTACAGTAATGCACGATGTTTCTTCAAACGTATTAGGATAGGCTAAAATATCAAATGTATGAAGTTCTTTACGTAGTTGCTCATTAGATACATTACCTCTATACATAACATCATCTAATGCTTCACATTTATCGTATAGATCTTGATAATAGTTTTCATTATTAATAGCGAAGTCTTTGCCGTATATTTTTGTGCTGGAGAATATATGTAATTCAACATTTTCTGATTTAAGTAATTCCCAAGCAGCTAGCAATATATCTAAGCCTCTCCACGGTGTTGAGGTATAACATAATTTTACTTTATCTCGTTTTCCGGGTTGTCTTTGTTCTACACCAATACAAGCGTTTTTGATTACATGTGTTTTATATCCTGGAATGTTAAATGTTTTTCTAAATTGTTCTGACTGCCAGTGTGATACAAACACAAACTGATTAATATCATCCACGTTTTCTTGGTTTTGTAGAAGTTGAACTGCATTTTGATCATACGATAACTGATTCCAATATATTGTTGGTTTAGTTATGTCTGCATATGCAGGATAATTGAATATAGAGAATTTATCTTTATATTCTTGTGGAAGGCGTCTCATTAGTTCCTCATACATTAATTCAGTGCCGCCCATTGGTTTGTCAAGCATATCCTAGTTTTTTGATAAAGTTAGCAAAATCGCCTTTAAATTTTTTAGTTCCAATATGATTTATAGTAATTGTAGGATCAAGCCATATTTTATAACCTAACCCTCTCCACTTATTTGCTATTACGTAATCCTCTGAAATTAGATCTCCGTTCTCTACCTTAATATCACAGATCATTCTGTGTTCTTCTCCTTCAGAGGTATATGGATCGGATATTTCCCATAGCTTCTCTAAAGCGAATCTTGATACCTTCATAAATCCAGTACCAACACCGTCTACCTCTATTATTTTTTTATCTTGAGAATATTTAAGTTCTTTATCAATTAGTTTTACTGTATATCCTTCTTTCTCTGATTTTTTAATCAATGCACCACCAACAATCGGTTCTGGTCTATCAAGTAGGTTAAAGAACCATTCTGGTTCCCATTCACAATCAGAATCGATAAAGAATAGATCGTCATATCCGCCTGTTAAGGCAAGGCGAAATAGACTATTTCGTGCACGCTGTATTAATGAATCGTATGATGTGTAGATAGCATGAACAAAAATACCTTTTTTTTCAGCTATTTTTACTGTTTGTACTAATGAATTTGCAAACCATACATCAATTCTTCCATCATAGGATGGAGTACCTATTAAAACTCTTCGCATAACTTAAATATAATATATTTTTTTTAATTATCCAATTTTTTCTTCTACTATCTCTAATCTGTCGTTTAGTTCTTGAACAGCTTTAATTAACGGAGCAATCAATTCCTCATATGTAAGGCGGTATGCATCTTTTTCATCATCATGACCTAAACCGTCAAACTTAACATCCAATTCATCCAATGCAGATTTAAGTTCTTGAGCGATAAGACCATAATGTTCTTTTTCACCAGCAAGAGTACCATCTTTCTGTCCGTATTCGTATTTACACTCACGTACATAAGACTCGCGATGATCCCAATTGAATGCTACTGGGCGTAGCTTCTTGATCAAGGCTAGACCGTATTTGCTGCCTAATGTCTTAACATTAGCTTTATCGCGGCAATCTGAAACGTTAGACCAAGCAGCATATACGCAGTTACAAACATTATTACATGAGTTACCCCATACTGTATGGCCAGTTACTCCAGAAGTTACAGCGTTATGTCCAACAGCAATGGTATAATCTATACCAGCATATAGATTACCAGAAGAACTATTACCAATTGCAATATTATATCTACCGTTGCTATTAAATTGCATTGCAAACTGTCCAATGGCTACATTCGCTTTACCTACATTATTAGACTTTAAAGCTTGCTGTCCAATTGCTGTATTCCAAAGACCTGTAGTATTGAGATTTAAAGTATAGCTACCTACTGCAGTATTTCCTGCACCTGTTGTGTTACAGCGTAATGCACAGAATCCAATTGCTGTGTTACCATAACCAATAGTATTACAAGAGAGCGCTAGGTTTCCATTAGCAGTGTTTTGACATCCAGTAGTATTAGCTTTTAATGCATAGAAACCTACTGCTGTATTGTCTGATGCTGTATTAAGTGATAATGAAAAATCTCCAAGAGCAGTATTAGAATTACCTACTGTATTAAGTGCTAAAGTATCTCTACCAACAGCAACATTATTTGTACCTGTTGTATTTGCATTTAATGCTGCTCTACCGATTGCTGTATTACTACAACCTCTAGTATTTACTGCTAAAGCACCAACACCTATTGCAGTGTTGAAGGAACCAGTGCTATTACTACTTAATGCACAAAATCCTACTGCTACATTCTCTATACCAGTAGTATTATCCCTTAAAGCACAGAAACCTACTGCTGTATTGTTTGTACCAATAGTATTACTTCTTAATGCATAGAAACCGACTGCTGTATTGTTTGATGCTGTGTTACAACGTAATGCGTTTGTTCCTAACGCTGTGTTATTTGATCCAACGAGGTTATATGCTAAAGACTGATTACCTACAGCAACGTTGTTTTCACCAGTAGTGTTGTTCCTCAATGTATAATATCCAACAGCCGTATTAAGTCTTCCTGTTGTGTTCAGTCTTAGTGAGAAGTGGCCTATACCTACATTTCTAGTACCAATAGTGTTAGAACATAGAGCATTAACACCAACTGCTGTGTTTGTTGTTCCTGTGGTATTACTTCTTAATGCACAGAATCCAACTGCTGTATTATCGGATGCTGTATTCGCTTGTAGAGAATAAAAACCTACAGCAGTATTACTACCACCTGTAACGTTTTGTTGAAGTGATGAATATCCAACAGCAGTGTTATTTATTCCTGTTGTATTAGTAAATAGAGCTGTTCTACCAAATGCAGAGTTTCCTGTGCCTGATGTGTTTGAATATAATGTTCTATCACCTACTGCTGTTAAATACCTGCCTGTATTTACTCTTAGAGCACTTCTACCTATTGCTACGTTATTACAGCCTGTTGTGTTACATCTAAGAGCTTCAACACCTATAGCTATATTATTGGTTGCAGTTGTATTTTTTTCTGAAGCAAGTCTACCAATAGCTATATTGAGAGTTCCTGTAGTATTACTTGCTAATGCTAAAGAACCAATAGCAGTATTGTCACTTCCTATTGTATTACTATTTAATGCACAGACTCCTACTGCTACGTTGTCTATACCAGTAGTATTACTTCTCAATGAACAAAATCCAACTGCTGTGTTGTTTGATGCTTGATTTAAATATAAAGTCTGTGAACCAACAGCTACGTTGTTTGCTCCTGTACTATTAGTTAACAGAGCAGCATTACCAATACCTACGTTATGGCTTGCTGTAGTGTTATCTCTTAAAGCTAATCTACCTACTGCTGTGTTTAGGGTTCCTATTGAATTACCTAATAATGAACATAAACCTAAAGCTGTGTTGTATACTCCTGTTGTATTAGAAATTAAAGATTGATATCCAACAGCAGTATTTGAGCCACCTGTTGTGTTTGATTGTAAAGCACTTCTGCCTAAAGCAGTGTTAAAAGAACCTACTGTGTTACTCCTTAAAGAACAAAATCCTACTGCTGTGTTGTTTGATGCTGTATTATCTTCTAATGCTCTAAAACCAAGTGCTGTATTATTCGCGCCTACTGCATTAGCATTTAAGCTGTTAAATCCTACTGCTGTATTAGAATTACCTGTTGTATTTGAAAATAATGAACCCCTACCAACGGCTACATTGTACTGTCCTATTGTATTAGATCCTAAAGCACTATTACCTAATCCTGTGTTACAACCACCTGTAGTATTATTTGTTAATACTTCAAAACCAACTGCTGTATTGTTTGATGCTGTATTAGATAATAATGCAGCGCATCCTACAGCAGTATTATTATTACCTGCTGTATTGCACCTTAATGCACTTCTACCGATTGCTGTATTAGCACACCCTACTGTGTTTGCTGTCATAGCAAGAACACCTATGGCTGTATTATTTACACCGGTTGTATTAGAACATAGAGCAATAGAACCTATTGCCGTGTTATAGTTACCTGTATTTGCTCTTAAAGCACCAAATCCTATAGCAGTTGTATTTGTAGTTGCAACACCGGCGCAAGCAGTATCAGTACCTATTGCTGTATTGTATGTACCTGTAGTATTACCTCTTAGCGCATTAAGACCAACTGCTATGTTGTTTGATACTGTGTTTGATAATAGAGCACTTCTACCAATTGCTGTATTACTACTTCCTGTAGAATTATCCTGTAATGCAAAAGCACCTACAGCTATGTTATCTCCACCTGTTAAGTTTGTAACAAGAGAATTTACACCCATTGCGACGTTGTAAGTACCTGTTGAGTTTGTCGCTAAGGCGTATCTACCGACGGCTGTATTACAGCCCCCTGTCGTGTTGTTTCTTAGAGCACCACACCCTACTGCTGTATTTAAAGCACCTATAGTATTACTTCTTAATGCACAGAAACCTACTGCTGTATTATTCGATGCTGTATTGCTATATAAAGCATTAGTACCAACTGCTACGTTGTTAGCACCAGTAGTATTACTTTGTAAAGCACTTTTACCAACAGCTGTATTGAAATTACCTGTAGTATTTGCATTTAATGCTGCCCTACCTACAGCTGTATTATAACAACCAATAGTGTTAGATCCTAATACACTTCTACCTATACCGACATTTCCTACACCTGTAGTATTATTAGATAATACATATGCACCTATACCTACATTATCTGTTGCTATTGTATTAGCAGCTAATGTGTTTAAACCTATTGCTATATTAAATGCCCCTGTAGTATTTTGGCTAAGTGCACTGTTACCTACAGCTATGTTACTATTACCTATTGTATTTGCTATTAAAGCACTATTACCTACTGCTACGTTATTAGCACCAGTAGTATTACTACCTAATGCATTAGTACCGATTCTAGTATTAGTTGAAACACTTCCCTCACCTCTACCTATATTTACAGAATTAACTGTAATATCACGATCAAATGTAGTAGGGCCGTTTACATTTAAACTACCAGTTATACTAACAGATCCTGTGAATTGATGTGTGTTTGACAATGAACTACCAAATACGGTAGATCCTGTCATATAACTTATAGAAGACGTTATAGTCTGTACTACAAGTGTTTGAGCAGTAATTGTACCTCCGACATTTAAACTTCCTGAGATATTGATAGATCCTGTAACTGAGTGTACATCGGTAATAACACTACCAATTTTTACTCCAGTTTGTAAGACTTCAAATTCAGTTGTACTCCCCGTGATAACTGATAACGATCCTGTAATTACTGTACTTTGTAATTGAGCCATTTTACTGTGTTAGTTTTTTTACTTCTTCCTTTAAAACCTCTATCTGCGACTGTTGATACTTCAACACATTAATAAATATTGTCGAAAGCTTGCTATAGTTTATACCCGTTATTTCTTCCGAGCTATCTTTTGATACGAATTCAGGAAATATATTATAAACATCTTCCGCCAAAAGACCAACATCTTTATTTCTAGTATCTTTCCAAGTGAAAGAAATTGGTTGTAATTTGAGGAAATCCTCAATGTTTGTTGTGTATGGTTTAATGTTTTCTTTTAATTTTCCTGTTGATGTTTCGATAATGGAAACGAATCTACCAGTACCATTTACATCTAGTGTATATGCTGGGGTTGTAGTATTTATACCAACATTCCCCCCACTTGTGATGCGGAGGCGTTCGGCACCATTAAAATCAAATTTCAAATTATTTCCTGAATCTTGATACAATGCCCAATCAAAAGTGTTTGCAGGATTCCTTAAAAATAAACTGCCACCGCTATAAATTAAGTTATTTAAGTTTGATACAGTCCCACTAAATGTTGCTGCTCCTGTGGAGGAAAGTGTTAACACATCTTCGTTCCATACATTGTTAGATGCTCTTGTGCTAAACCTTAAATCACCACCATAACCTGAGCCACCACCTGTACCTACTGCTCTTATTTTACCTCTTGCATTATTACCTACGGTGTATGTTGAATGAAAGTAAAAATATTCTTCTGATGCTTCAATTCCTGCATTACCTTGAATTGATAGTTTATATCCCGGCGATGTAGTACCTATACCTAACCCTGTGGAGGTTAGACGCATACCTTCAGTTCCCGAAACACTAAATATATTATTCGTAGTTCCGTTGAATGATGTTGCAGTTACAGTTGAACTAAATGTTGCTGCACCTGATTCTGCTATTGTTAATCTTGTAGTGCCATTTGCATTAAATAACAAAGAAGAATCAGATAGAGTAGTCATTCCTATTCTCCATTCTGTTACGCCTGCATAAAGTAAGTTAAGGAATGGTTGAGTAGTTGCAATACTTACTATACCTCCTACCAACAATCCATTTGCAGGAGCAGCAGTTGTTGTTCCGATTGATAACCCACTATTTGTTCCAAGCGTCATCGCTTGGGTGAAGGAGATTGCGTTACCTGCGGTGCCGGATGGGGCGGACATCCACAAATGTTCACCACTATTGTTTTGAATATACGCAGTTGATAAACCATTATTGAGATATCTTGCATCTCCTGTTTGATATGCACCACCAACAACATACGAGTTATTGGTTAATACAGTATAATTTGAACCAGATTTATATGCAAACAAACTACCTGCTTGTCCAAATTGTTGAGCAGACCATAATGAACTCCACGCACTCGGTGTAACTCCAAGACCGAGGTTGCCTGATGCGTCAATACGAACTCTAAAGGTAGAATTTGTATAGAAATCCATTACGTTAAGACCACCTGTTCCTCCGTAAATTAATTGAGAGCCTGCTGCATTTGTTAAAGTTAAAGCAGCAACCCCACCATTAGAATTTATAGTTAAATTAGTATTTGTATTACTATTAAATAAACCATCACCAACAACTTGAAGTTTTACTGATGGTGATGTAGTACCTATACCAACATTGCCTGCTGAAGTGATACGTAGGCGTTCGGTGTTGTTAACTACTGCTCTAATAAGTTGATTGCTTGAATCTCCGTCAATATATGTGCTACCATCACCCCAAGCAAAATCGCCTCCATTTGACGCTATGAATGATGTTGCTCTTACACTGCCAGATACATCTAATTTATCTGTTGGTGATGTATTACCTATACCAACATTTCCTGTAGACCCAGTTACAAACATCCTTATATTTCCAGCACCATCAGAAAGTATGATGTTGCAATTTGAGGTTGCGATGTCTGTACCTGAATTAGAACCTAATATTACGTTGCAGGCACCGGTTGTAATGGAGCAACCTGAATTGGTGCCTAGGGCTATGTTGTTGGCGCCAGTGGTATTTGCTCTTAACGAACAGAGACCTACTGCTGTATTATTTGATGCTGTGTTACATGTTAAAGCTGAATGTCCTACTGCTGTATTACCATTACCAACAGAACACTGTAAAGCGCCATGACCTAAAGCAGCATTTTGGTAACCATTAACATTACCTAGCATTGAGTTAGTACCTACGGAAACATTAAATGTACCACCCACATTAGCTGCTAAAGCAGAAGTTCCTACTGCTGTATTAAATGTACCTATAGTATTATTTGCTAAAGCACTAACTCCAAGGGCAGTATTTACATATCCTGTTGTATTAGAAGCTAAAGCACTTACACCCACTGCTACGTTATTTGTACCAGTGGTATTAACTCTCAATGCACTAGCACCTACAGCTGTGTTGCTTGATGCTGTGTTACACCTTAATGCTTGTGTTCCCACAGCGGTATTACTGCCGCCTGTTATATTTGAGAAAAGAGAATACCAGCCTAAAGCTGAGTTACTTCCACCTGTTGTGTTTTCTTGTAGAGCACCTCTACCTAAAGCAGCGTTGAAATCACCTGTAGTATTACACCTTAATGAAGATAAACCAACTGCTGTATTAGCTGTACCGGTTGTATTTGCACTTAAAGCACTAGCACCGACAGCAGTATTACCTGCTCCAGTAGTATTAGCATTTAAAGAACAATAACCTACTGCAGTGTTATTAGACGCTATGTTACTATTTAAAGCATTCTGACCTATAGCTACGTTGTTATTCCCTACTGTATTATTTTGAAGAGCTAAAGCACCTACTGCTACGTTAGCACCACCGGTTGTATTATTTCTTAATGCATAGAAACCTAAAGCGGAATTTCTATCTCCTGATGTATTAGAGAACAATGCTAAACTTCCAAAGGCTGCATTACATGAACCACCAATATTGGCTGTAAGTGAATTATAACCAACAGATGTATTTTTAAATCCTACTGTGTTAGCGTTTAAAGAACTCCAACCAACAGCTGTGTTGCTATTACCTGTTGTATTACACCTTAATGAAGAAAAACCTAAACCTGTATTTCTGTAACCTGTTGTGTTAGCAGATAAAGCACTTGCACCTAAAGCTGTATTATAACATCCTGTTGTATTAGATGTTAGAGCACTATTACCTATAGCAGTATTATCTATACCTATAGTGCTTAAATTTAATGCTGCAAAACCAACTGCTGTGTTACATCTACCTGATGTATTACATTGTAGTGAATTAACACCTAAAGCAGTATTATTATAACCGACAGTGTTTGTTCTTAGTGAGTATCTACCAATAGCTGTATTATTAGCGCCTGTAGTATTACTTCTTAATGAACAGAATCCTACAGCGGTGTTATTTGAGGCTGTGTTGCAATACAGGCTATATGCACCTAAAGCTACGTTACTATTTCCAACTGTGTTTGCAAACATAGCATTAGTACCTATTGCTGTGTTTCTTGTTCCTGTAGTATTAGAGAATAAACTATTAGTACCTATTGCTATATTACTACCACCTGCTGTATTATTAAGTAAAGCTTGAGATCCTAAAGCTGTGTTTTGTGTACCGGTTGTATTACCTTGTAAAGCATAAATACCAACTGCTATATTTCTAATACCTGTTGTATTAGTACATAAAGCATTTCTACCAACAGCTGTGTTACATGTACCTGTTGTATTACATCCTAAGGCGCTGAAGCCTATAGCTGTGTTACTTGATACTGTATTTACACGTAAAGCTTGGTCACCTATAGCTGTATTAAAACATCCTGTTGTATTTGACTCTAATGCTCTAGAACCTAAAGCTGTATTACAACATCCTGTTGTATTAGCATATAATGTCCTATGACCAACAGATGTATTATTATTTGCTGTACTAAATACTTGAGAGTATTGTCCTATAGCAACGTTATTAGTTACTGTTGTTCCATCTCTTAATGTAGCGTGTCCTAAAGCTACGTTTGATAATCCTGTAATATTAGCTCTTAAAGCACAGAAACCTACTGCTGTATTATTTACACCAGTAGTATTACTCCTTAAAGCATAGAAACCTACTGCTGTGTTGTTTGATGCTGTATTACATAGCAATGAAAGATTACCAATAGCTACGTTATTACATCCATTTATATTGTTTTGTAAAGCACTTGAACCTAAAGCAACATTACAGCTTCCTCCGCAGTTACTGTATAGTGTATTTCTACCAACTGATGTATTATTACTACCTGTAGTGTTATTCCTTAATGCACAACTACCGACTGCTAAGTTATCTGTACCAGCAGTATTAGCTCTTAGAGCAGAAAAACCTACAGCCGTGTTGTTTGAGGCTGTATTTGAAAATAAAGCATTATGTCCTACAGCTATGTTACTTGTGCCAACTACATTTGAATATAAAGTGGCACCGCCTATTGCTACGTTTGTTGTACCTGTTGTATTATTTTCTAACGCACTAGATCCTATAGCTATATTAGAACAAGCAGTAGTGTTTTTTCTTAATGCGTAAGGGCCTAATGCTACGTTACTGTTTCCAGTAGTATTACTTCTTAACGCACAGAATCCAACTGCTGTGTTATTTGATGCTGTGTTACAGAATAGTGACTGATAGCCTATAGCTACGTTACTACATCCTGTAACATTAGCAAATAATGAATACTTACCTAATGCTGCATTGCAATTTCCTGTAGTATTACTTTCTAATGATCTACGACCAATAGCTGTATTATCTCCTCCACTAGTATTACTAAATAAAGCATTATGTCCTATCGCGGTATTGTTGTTACCTGTTGTATTACTTGCTAATGCTTTATACCCTAAAGAAGAGTTATTTGTTCCTACTGTATTACTTCTTAAAGAACAGAAACCAATTGCTGTATTGTTTGATGCTGTGTTTGTATAGAGTGATTGGAATCCTATAGCGGTATTATTAGCACCTACGGTGTTGCATCTTAAAGCACTACTACCTAGAACAGCATTATACCCTCCTGTTGTATTCCCAAGTCCAGCAGCCCACCCAATAACGGTGTTTTGATTACCGGTGGTGTTGGCAGTTAGAGCACAGTTACCCATAGCTACATTATATCTACCAGTAGTATTATTTCTTAATGCGCTAGCACCTACTGCTGTGTTGTATGAGGCTGTGTTTGAAAATAAACTACATAAACCTAAAGCAGTATTATTTACTCCTGTTAGGTTATTATATAGTGATTGATACCCAACAGCAACATTATTCTGTCCTGTAGTGGTTGAGGCCATGGATTGACGACCTATAGCTGTGTTACGAGAACCTCCTGTATTAGCCTTTAAAGCTATACCTCCTACGGCAGTATTATTAACTCCTGTTGTATTATTTCTTAATGCACAGAAACCAACTGCGGTATTGTTGGAGGCTGTGTTACAACGTAAACTTTCATTACCTATTGCTACGTTATAGTTACCTGCAACGTTAGCTCCTAATGCACTATTACCAATAGCTATGTTACATCTTCCTGTTGTATTACTGGCTAATGCACTTGCTCCAATTGCATTATTATATCCTCCTGTTGTATTGTTGGCTAATGCACTTCTACCGAAAGCTGAGTTATAGTTACCGGTTGTGCTACAGCATAAAGCAGCAAGACCTAAAGCTGAATTGCCTGCGCCTGTTGTATTATTTCTTAAAGCATAAAAACCAACACCTGTATTATTTACACCAGTTGTATTTGATAGTAATGCTCTGGATCCAATAGCTACATTATAGCTTGCGGTATTTCCTTCAAGAGCCTGCCAACCTATTGCTACGTTATTGTTACCAGTAACATTAGTAACTAGAGCTCTTACACCGACAGCTGTATTTTGTGTACCAGTAGTATTATTTGTTAATGCACAGAATCCAACAGCGGTGTTGTTTGATGCTGTGTTTAGAAATAAAGAACACAAACCAATAGCTACATTGTTAGTACCTACTATATTATATCTTAAGGTATAGTTACCTACTGCTATATTACTTGTACCTGTGGTATTAACTCTTAAGGAATAAAATCCAATTGCTGTATTATTTGCACCTGTTGTGTTAGCTGCTAAACTACTTCCTCCAAGGGCTGTATTAAATGTACCAATTGTATTTAATCTTAATGCATTAACACCAATTGCTACGTTAACATTACCTGTTGTATTTGAGAATAAGGCACAACGTCCTACAGCTGTGTTGTAATTACCTATTGTATTACACCTCATTGCTAAATACCCAACAGATGTATTATATCCGCCTGCCGTATTTGCACCAAGTGAATTTACACCTACAGATACGTTAGATGTACCAGTAGTATTATTTCTTAATGCACAGAAACCTATACCTGTATTATTTGATGCTGTGTTAGAACGTAGGGCAAAAAATCCTATTCCTACGTTATTGCAAGCTGATATATTAGAATACAATGAATCTGTACCTATTGCAATATTACAACCTCCGGAAGCATTATAATTTAAGGCGTTTCTACCTATAGCTGTATTATTACTACCTACTGTGTTAAATACTAGAGAATTTACACCAACAGCAACGTTATTGTCTGCGGTGGTGTTTCTGTATAAAGAGTTATTACCGACAGCTACGTTACCTTGACCTATTGTGTTAAGTCCTAGAGCAATTCTTCCTATCGCGGTATTATTTATACCAGTAGTATTACTTCTTAATGCACAGAAACCTACTGCTGTGTTGTTTGATGCTGTATTGCAAAATAAAGAACGATAACCAACAGCCACATTATTAGCACCTACTGTGTTATAATTTAGAGACTGAGCACCTACTGCAGTATTAGCTACTCCTGTTGTATTGCATATTGCAGCATTTCTTCCAAAAGCAGAGTTAGCTCCGCCTGTATTACATAGTAGTGATTGAAAACCAACAGCAGTGTTGTCACTACCTCCTATATTTGCATATAAACTTCTATTTCCAATTGCTGTATTTTGGGTTCCTGTAGTATTATTAAATAAAGCACTAAGACCAACAGCAACACCATTACCTGTTGTATTGCAATATAACGCTCTAGTACCTACTGCTACGTTACTGCATGCTACGTTATATCTTAAAGCACCTCTACCCACTGCTATATTTCCTGTACCTACTGAATTAATTAATAAAGCATAGTTACCTACAGCTATATTATCATTACCTGTTGTATTAGAGGTTAAAGCACTAGCACCTATAGAAACGTTTCTAGTACCTATTGTATTATTCCTTAGTGCACAGAATCCTACTGCTGTATTGTTTGATGCTGTGTTTGAAAGTAAAGCGCCTCTACCAAGTGCTGTGTTATTACTTCCTACTATATTATTAAATAAAGCATAATATCCAACAGCAGTATTAGCTGTACCGGTTGTATTATAGAAAGATGCATTTCTACCTATTGCTGTGTTTTGTACACCACTTGTATTAAGTATTAAAGCATTTGTACCAACAGCTACGTTATTAGCACCAGTAGTATTTGATGATAGAGCATTAGCGCCTACTCTAGTATTAGTGACTACACTACCTCCTCCTTCACCTACACAAACTCCATTAAATATAGAATCACAAGTAGTAGACAATGATCCTGTCACTTGTGAATTCTGTAGTGCTATTATTCCTAACCGGGCTACGAATTCATTTGGCATATATCTTGTGTTCTAGTTCACTTTCCCTAGAACGGGGGTTTACGTATAAATATAGCTAATTATACAAATAACCATTTATATTTACCTGCAGTTTTTCCTTTTCCTTGACAACATCTAGATATGTTTCCATCACATATTCCTGTTGATTCTGATGCTATTTTTAAACTAGGATAAGTTGCTATTATACTATTATCTATTGGTGATATTTGATGTACCGCTTTAGGTAAACGTCCTGTTAGATGTGCACCAAATCCTGGTGGTTTTGGTTTTTTATTTTTTAGGTTAGGTATACCTTTTCGGCATTCGGACATACGTTTTTTTGTGTCTTCTGATCTAGTTTTGCCAGTTAAGGCTTGTTTTAATTTTTCTTTATATCCTTCTGGTTTAGGTCTGCCTTTTTGGAATTGGCTAATTTTTCTTTTACATTCTATAGAGCGTTTTTTACCTGTATTTCCCTGTCTTATTTTTTCTATAATATGTTTTGATCTAGGTCCACTACCCCTATCGTGTAGCTCACAAAATAATACTTTACTCCAATCTCCATTGACTTTATTTAATTCTATTTGTTTATAATAAGTCTCACGTTCATTAAGTTGTTCAATAGAACAATTTTCAATAATCTCAAATATATGGTTTTCTGGTTTATATTTTTTTAGGGAACGAAGTAAGTAAGGACCTACTGCACTATTATGTAACCATTTATAATTATTCCAACGTTTTTTTATATTAATAGACTGTCCAATATATACTTTACCCGAAGGAGAAATAATTTTATAAATTCCTATTATAGGAATAGAAGAAGTAATATTTATCATTGATATTTTTATTTTAGTCGATAATAAATATTAAACTTTAAAACCTTCTATTAATTTAGGAGGTTTTTTGTTGCTCTACACATATTACTCTATAAGCACGATCAGGATCTGCTGCCTGCAACTCATCAGCCTTAGCTTGTGCTTCAGGCTCATTATCGTATTCATAAATTGGATCTGATGGGGTGAGTTGTAC